GGGGATGAATTTGGATTTTAGTATTTTGAGTTTGAGTAATGCCAAAGAAAGGGAGTGAGTGGGGACTGATTCCCAAGTTTGGTCGTTTATGATGATGATGGCAGTCCAATTTGGATTGGATGATATTGGATTTGATAATAACATTTGATTCTCCTTTAAATGAATATTAATTATATCAAATTGGACACGTCATGTAAACATTTAATTATCCTCGCGCCTGGTGCCTGGTGCTAAGCACTTGGTTCTCATTCTCATTTGCCTCTCATTCTCATTTGCCTCTCATTCTCATTTGCCTCTCATTCTCATTTGCCTCTCATTCTCATTTGCCTCTTATTCTCATCTGCCTCTTATTCTCATTTGCCTCTTATTCTCATTTGCCTCTGATTCTCATTCTCATCTGGCGGCGCGGCACCTGATTCTCATTCTCATCTGCACTTGATTCTCACCTGCACCTGCATCTGGTTCTCAAATGCACCTGATTCTCATTCACCCGGGGCGGGGGCGGGGGGTATTAGTTTAGGATTAGGATTTAGTCAACCGCATCGCTGTGTGCGGAGCGCATGACGCTTCTCGGTTATAACAAAAATAAAAAAAAATTTTAAGGGGCCACTAGGAAATTCTCGATGCAGCCAACTATGGGCGCGGCGCTATGTTCTAAATCGATGGTTGAAGTCCTCACAAGCCAGCCACGCCACAATAACTTTAAAGCCACATAATTATATAAGTTTTTATATTTATATAAGTTTTTATATATTAATCAGCCATCACACCCTGTGAGGGCGAGGGACAACTTATGGAAGTAAATAATGGTATAATATGGACATTCCAATGGCAAATGGAAATAAATGGCAAAAGTGGAAAATAATTGTTTACAAACCCAGCTGGATATGATACTATCCGCGTACGATCTTTATATATAGGTAGTTTCAGATGTCATCAGGTGTTTTGAAAATGTTAAGGGACCACTCTGGTGATAGCCGGTATCATCCGTTAACGTCACTACTGGATTTAGTTGATGAGCCAGATGCTACCATCGTAGATAAGATTAATATCCATAAAACAATTGGTAAATATGTCGAGGCAGAGATGAAGTCGGTTGAGTATATCGATAATTCTGTGGCACCTACCAATTTTAGTTTTAAGATTGGATAATTAAGTGTCAGAAAAAACCGCCACGTACGTAGCGCCGAACTCACTACGTGACTTTCACAGATCTGATAAATTTGTGAGAACAATAATTGGACCGATTGGGTCTGGTAAAAGCGTGGCGTGTGTGAACGAGATGCTGATGAAATCACTGGTACAAGAGCCCTTCGAGGGTGTCAGGCGTACTCGGTGGGCGGTTGTGAGGAACTCGTACAGAGAGCTCGCGGATACCACTATGGAGACATTCTTCCAGTGGGTTCCTAAAGGGCTTGGTGTTATGAGTGTTATAAACAATAAGTTCACGCTTAAATTAGCTTTAGGCGATGGGACTTCGGTTGAGGCTGAATTCTTATTCAGGGCACTTGACAAACCTAGCGACATAAAGAAGTTGTTATCGTTGGAGATAACTGGTATGTTCATGAACGAGTGTCGTGAGCTGCCTAAGGCTGTACTGGATATGGGTTCCGGGCGCTGCGGGCGCTATCCAGCTAAGTTCCAGGGCGGAGTATCGTGGCACGGAGTTATCATGGACACTAATCCTCCTGACACAGACAGCTGGTTTTACCGGTTGTTTGAGGAAGATTTGCCAAGCAATGCTGCTATTTTTCACCAGCCCTCTGGTAGATCGCCAGAAGCGGAGAACGTGGAGAACCTGCCGAAGGACTACTACAAGAATCTGGAACTTGGTAAGACAGATGACTGGGTAAGAGTGTATGTGGATGGACTGTATGGGTTCTTAGCTGACGGTAGGCCGGTGTACCCAGAGTTTAAGGAAGACTTACACGTCGCTAGAGAGGACATTGAGGTCGATCCGAATAGGACACTTTATGTGGGAATTGACTTTGGGTTGACTCCTGCAGCTGCTATTGGACAGGTAAGTGCCACCGGGCAACTTAGATTGATAGATGAGTTGGTAACATTTGACATGGGTGCGGTGTCCTTTGGTAAGCTACTGAAGGAAAGACTCAGTACTCATCCTTATGACGCATGTAAGGACGTAGAGATATGGGCAGATCCAGCGGGAGAGCAGAGAGCGCAGACCGATGAGGTTACGCCTTTTATGATTCTTATGGAGCAGGGGGTTAGTGCGTGGCCTACACACACCAATGACCCGACGATTCGTAGGGAGGTCGTGGCGGACAAATTGATGAGACTAGACTTTTCTGGTGAGCCGGCATTTATTGTTAGTCCGAAGGCAAGTATGACGAGGAAATCATTTGCTGGTGGGTACTGCTATAAGCGGGTACAGGTCTCAGGAGAAGAGAGATACAAAGATGTTCCTAACAAAGGTAAGTTCAGCCACATTGGGGATGCTGTACAGTACTTAGCACTCGGTGCGTTGGGCGACGGTGAGGTCATTGGAGGCTATGGTGACCAGCCATTGGATTACTCAGAGATAAACAGAATGATTGTATGATAAGCGATGATGAAATACTAGCGATTGTTGGATCAGAGTTATCTGATACTAACTATAACACTTCTGGTGGTGATTACGAGAAGGCGCTAGACTATTATTTGGGCAATCCTAATGGGCGTGAGGTTGAAGGCCGGAGCACGGTGACTTCGACTGACGTGGCTGATACCATTGAGTGGATCTTGCCGCAGATAATGAAAAGCTTTACGCAGAACAATGAGATCGTTATATTCGACCCCGTGCATGAGGGCGATGAGGTTCAGGCCGAGCTTGAGTCGGAGTACGTGTACGACACACTGATGAAGAAAAATGACGGGTTTATCGTTATGCATCAGATGGTTAAAGACGCGTTGATGCAGAGGAACGGAATTCTTAAGGTTTTCTACGACGAGTCTACTGAGGAGCGTGAGAGAGAATACACTGGATTAACTGGTGAGCAGGTGTCTATGCTCCTTGCGCCAAGCAATGTTGAGCTGCTGGAAATATCGGAGGAGCCAGATCTTGGTGCTTCGGAGGCTGCTGGGCAGATGGTGATGGCTTATGACGTTAAGGTCAACACCGTTGAGACTATTAAGAAAATTAACGTGGAGTCGGTTGCGCCTGAGAATTTTAGAATAAGTAGTTTTCACAACAGTATTAATGCTGATACCTCTAGGTTCACTGCTCACGTGATGCTTAAGACAGCGTCAGACTTGAAAATTATGGGAGTCTCAGACAAAGATATTGCTGAGATGAACGAAGGATTTCAGTACGACGAGCGTGTGTACAGGTTTGCTAGTCAGGGTGAAGACAACGCATTAAATTATAGCAGCGTAGATGATTCGCAGAGATTGATAGAGATCTCTGAATGTTATATGATGATCGACGTAGAGGGCAAGGGCATAGCTACTTTGAACAAAGTGACTGTTGCCGGTAGTGAGTCGCCAACTAGTGTTATCTCTGTCGAAGCTATTGACAACATGCCTTGGGTAACCACTACAGCATTTATGATGAGCCATAAGTTCCAGGGGCTATCCATTTACGATCGAGTGAAGGAGATCCAGGATCAGAAGACATCACTATGGCGTAACATGTTCGATAACCTGTATCTACAGAATAATCAGAGGAACATAGTACTTGAGGGACAGGTAAACATGGATGATCTTTTGGTCAGTCGTCCTGGTGGATCCATACGTGCTAAGAGACTTGATGCTATTACTCCACTAATTACTCCACAGATTGGTGACAGTGCTCAACAGATGATGATCTATCTGGATCAGGTTCGTGCTGGACGTACTGGCGTAGACCCAGATGGCAGTGCTACACCGTCGAATATAGGTGATAGAGTCGGTTCGCAGGGTGTTGAACGACTGATGAACGCTAAGGAAGAGCTTGTCGGGTTGATCATAAGAGTGATTGCAGAGACTGGTATTAAGCCTCTGATGTATAAGATTAGGAACGAGGCAATTAAACATCTGGATACAGTTGTTGATTACCGTTTCAGAGGACAATGGCAGAAGATTAATCCTGCCATGTGGTCGCAACGTGATTCGTGTACAGTGCGTGTTGGTACAGGTACAGGGAATCATAACCAGCAAGTAAGTGCTTTGCAGGAAGTAATATCATTACAAGAGCGGATTATGGCCAATCCTGGTCAGAATATAACTAATCCTAAGAAAGTTTTCGACACCATTGACGACTTCTGTAAGTTCAGTGGATTGAATGGAGCTACTAGGTACTTCCTTGATCCTGCTTCTGATGAAGGCCAGCAAGCTCAGCAACAGTCTGATCAGCAGCAACAAGAGCAGCAACAGCAACAGCAGCAGATGGAACAGCAGATGGCTGAGGCGCAGACACAGTTGGCCAATGCAGAGATGGAGAAAGCTAGAGCTCAGCAGGCTAATGTACAGGCTAAGGCACAGTCAGACATGGCTAAGAATCAGTTAACACTGCAGAAACAAGCGTCTGACAGTCAGATTGACCAGTTAACGCAGCAATTAGATGAAGCTAAACTTCTATTGGAAGCACACGGAAAAGATGCTGAATTAGAGTTTAAGTACGATCAGTTAGAAGCAACGACCGCATTAGAGTTAACCAGGATTAAATCTACCGCCGAAGAGGCTAATTATGGTGAATCCAAGAATGAGGTAGAAACTAATGTCTAACGTTGAAAAGGCAGAGGAAGAGATTGCAATAGCTAACAAAGCTTCTAGTGCTTATCATGGATTTATAAAAGATTTTATTGAGTTACGAAGGGTCTATCTGTTTGATGCCTTTCAAACCCTGGAAGTAACCGACCAGGACAACTTGATTGAAGTTAAAAGAATGCTATATACGTTAGACGCACTGGAGACTGATATCAGGAATATTATGGATACTGGTAAAATGGCCAGAGAATTATTGAGGAATATAGAATGACAATCGAAACTACCAACTCTAACCCCCAAGGGGCGAACGTAGATAACATTG